CTGAACCCGCTATCAACGCTCTCTATGGAGAACCAAACACATCTGATTTAGGCGCTACGGAAACCTTCGCTTCGCTAGAATTTGATGTTACGGAGATGATTCAAGCCTAAGGAGCATGATGAAACTAACCTATAATGGAACAGAAGAAAAAGTGTTCCCTACACTTGGGGTCACTCTTAAACCAGGTGATGTCTTAGACGCGCCTGAAGGTTTTAGCCACCCTGATTTCTCAACAGGTGGCGCGGCAAAACCACAAACACCTATCAACCCGTCTGCCGCGTCAGACAAGAAAGCAGGAGAGTGAATAAATGGCAGTCCAAAATTCCGTACGCTCTTACCTTGGTATAGCGAAAGAAGCAACTAAGGGAACAGCCGTTGCCCCAACAGACTTTATCCCCGTTATGGTGGATAGTCTAAAACCAGTAGATATTATTGACCCGCTCTATGACACAGGGCTTCGTGGTTCAATGGTTACAAACTACAACTACATTCCTGGTCGTACCCGCTCCACATTTGATTTCGGTGGACATGTCTTCGCAGACACTATCGGATACGCCATTTCAGGAATTATGGGTTCTGTTGCCACAACTGGTTCAAGCGCACCATACACCCACACAGTTTCCTTGCTTAATGCTTCGGCAACTGGCGCAGATTCACAGCCAATTTCTTACACATTGACCGACTTCTATGCGGCAAATGTTCGTTCGTATGCTGGTATCCAAATCCATGACTTCTCTTTGAAGTTTAATGCTGATGGCATGCTCGAATACGATGCTAAGGGAACTGGTTGGGCTTCCGCAACAGTAAGCACACCAACCCCAGCATTCTCTACTGTTCTCCCAACCCCAGTATGGCGCGGCACAGTATCTATCGGCGGTAGCGCAGTTTCATACGCTATTGAAGGAAACATTGACATTAAACGCAATGTAACTCCTATCTATGGCATTTCAGGCACACAAAATCCTTATCAGATTTTCGTAGGTGGCTTGGAAGTCACAGGCAAGTTGAACTTCGTAATGGAGAACGACACCGAACTCACCCGCTTCCTCACAAACACTCAACCAGCACTTGTCCTTAACTGGGCTTATGGCGCTGGCGCGAGCGCAGTCCAACTACAAGCAACCATCACAAAGGGTGCGTATGTTGCGGCGGCTATTGAGCGCGGTAATGACTTCGTAACTGTATCCGTAGATATTAACGGACAGGCAAATACAACAGACGCAGGTTCTAGCGGTGGCTTCGCCCCTATCAAGTGGGTATTACAGAACGCCAAGGCTTCAGGAACTTACGCCTAATAGTTTGAGAGTAGGGGTGTTGGTTGAGCGCTCGCCTTCCCGCTCCCGCACCCCTACTCCTTCAATGCTAGGATATTGGAAGGCAACTAGGAAAGGCACACATGACAAAGAAAATAACACTCCCGTCAGGGGCTTCAGTAACTCTCCGCGACCCTAAATCATTCCGTGTAAAAGACCGCAAGCGTTTGATGAGAGCGGTAGATAACACAGAGGGCGGCGAACTAACAAGGGCTATGGCTCTAAGTGACGCTCTAATCGCCATGCTTATTGAGGACTGGTCTTTTGACCTCATCATTCCATCTGTTAAGGCAGACACCCTTGACGAATTAGAGATGGCTGACTATGACTTCCTCATGGAGCAGACAAAAGAAGCGCAGAAGTTCTTGTATCCAAATCTGAAAGAAGATGACGAGAACATCAACGACCCAAAAGCGAATACCGAAAACTCCAACGCTTAAAGTGGATGTTAGAGGGCGGGGCTAGATACCCCGACTTTGAATATCCTGATGAAGAGTATTACTACTATGCCATGGCGGAGCGTTTCGGTTGGACGCCTGAACAAGTAGATAATTTACCTGCTTATACAGCGGACTGGATGTTAGCCATAGGCGCTACCATTGACCAAGTAAAAGCGGAGAAAATGGAGCAGTAATGGCAGTCGTAATCATCCGTAATCTTTCTCAGGTTATGGCTGGTTGGGATAAGTTTGAGCAGAACATGGAGTTCGCCGCCGAATACGCGGTTGCTATGGCTGGTCTAGCCGTTGAACGCCAAGCAAAAATAAATGCTAATACTGGAACACATAAGCGCGGCGAAGGACACATTCCTGGAACTGGTCCTGGACCAAATGTGGTTACAGGAAATCTGCGCCGCAGTATTCGTACAGATGTTCGTTATGGTTTCGGCAATTATGTAGCCGTTGTTGGTGCGTATGCCGAATACGCCAGGGCTGTTGAATTAGGCTCATCTCGCTGGAAATCAGGGGTAAAATACCCATACCTAGGACCAGCCGCGGATACGCTTAGAAAGAATGGTGTGTTGAATCGCACCTTCACACAGGCGTTCGCTAGAAAAATGAGGGGGTAATTGTGGCTTCAGCACTCCCCCCAATATTGGTAGAGATTCAGGCTGATGTAGCCCAACTCAAAAAAGGTTTATCAGACGCGACCACAGCCATCAAAGGCATGGACGACAATGTAAAACAAGCCAATACTGGTATGTCTAACTTTATTAGCAAACTAAAAACAGTAGGCGCAACTCTTGGAGCAACATTTGCGGCTACTCAAATAACGCAATTTGCTAAAGATACAATTATGGCGGCAAGCAACATGGCTGAGTCCGTATCTAAAGTATCGGTTGTATTCGGTGAAGGCGCGGCAGAGGTCTATAAGTTCGGCGAAACAGCCGCAGAGAAAATGGGTATCTCTAACCAGGCGGCGTTAGAAGCGGCAGGAACATACGGCAACCTCTTCCAAGCATTCGGCATGGGTCAAGGCGAAGCGCAGAAAATGTCTATGAACCTTGTCCAACTTGCTTCGGACATGGCTTCGTTTAATAACACAAGCATTGATGACGCTATCCTCGCCTTGCGTTCAGGATTATCAGGCGAAACAGAACCACTAAAGAAGTTTGGTGTGGCTCTAAATGATGTTCGCTTGCGCGCTGAGGCGGCGGCTCTCGGACTTGGAGAATATAAAGGTGTTCTGCCCCCGCTAGTCAAATCACAGGCGGCGTATTCGCTGATTATGAAGGACACAACACTAGCCCAGGGTGATTATGAAAGAACTGCTAGTGGCACAGCGAACACTATGAAAACTTTGAAGGCAAAGTTTGAAGACGCAAAGGTAGCCGTTGGTGACGCGCTTATGCCAGCCTTCCGCGGACTATTAAAAATCCTTGAACTACTTATCCCTGTTATTAAAGCCATCGGCGACTTCTTTAAGAAATATGAAGCAGATATTAAAGCGTTTGCTATTGGCGTAGGAATTGCTACCGCCGCTTGGGGCGCTTACAAGATAGCCGTAAATCTATCCGCTATTGCTACAAAGGCTATGGCGATAGCGCAGAAGGGTTTGAACGCCGCGCTAAAGGCTAACCCTATTGGTTTGATTATTACAGCGGTAGGACTATTGGCTGTTGGTATTAAGCGTCTATGGGATAACAGCGAAACATTCCGCAGGGTAGTTATCTCAGTAGCCAAAGCCGCACTCCAAGCATTTGCCTCAATTATCCCGATGGTCGCACAAGTCTTTGAAGCGATTATGAAAGTTGTTACTGGACCAATGCGCTTATTCCTAACCGCGCTCTCTAAACTTCCTGGCGTTGGTAAGTATGCCAAGAGCGGGCTAGACATGATTAACAAAGGTCTAGATGGTATTTCTGACTTTGGAAAGAAAGCCGCGGCGAAAGCAGACGAATTATCTAGGAAATTAGATGGCATGGCTAAATCTGCGAAGAAGGCTACTGAAATAGTAGATAAGGCTACGAAAGGCAAAGACCGACCTAAAGCCGCAGATGTTGGAGCCGCTGAAGCCGCTAAGAAAGAAGAAGAGCGCGTCAAGAAGGTTACAAAACTAAAAGAACAACTCAAAGATGTCTATGAAGACATGAATAAAGTTATCGCTGACGCTAATGAAAAAGCGGCAGAAGCCTTAGAGCGCCGTAACGAGCGTATTGCTGACGCACACGAACGCTACAACGAGCGGGTTGTAGAACTAAATGAGCGATACAAAGAACAATTAGCGGAAGCCGATGAACGCTATCAAGAGCGCCGCCAGGATTTAACTGACCGCTATAACGAGGTTGTTGCCGAAGCAGAGAAGCGTCACCGCGAAGAAGTCGCTGAGGCTAATAAGCGTTACAACGAAGCCAAAGAAAATGCGCACAAGAAGAATGCGGATACTCTTATTAAGATTAGTAAAGATTACGCCCGCAAAGAAACTGAACTACAAAAAACACTTCAGGAGAAAATTGCGGACTTAAAGGCGAAGGCTGTTGAAAAAGCCGCAGATTTAACCGCTAAGGCGGCTGAAAAGCAAGCGGGAATCATTCAACAGTCTATTGCCCGTTTGACTGGCGCATTTGCCTCAGGAACGGCTGTTAGCCTGGGTGATTTATTCAAGAAAGGCAAAGAAACTAATCTCGTTGCCTCATTCAAGAAACAACTAGATGATGTTAAGGCTCTTCAAAGCGCGGCTGGCGAACTTGCTGGTTCGGGATACTCACAGACATTTATTGAGCAGATAGTCAAGGCTGGTCCTGAGGCTGGACTTGCCATGATGGAACAACTCCGTGAACTCAGCCCTGAACAACAAGATGAATTAAAGAAGACTTATGCCGCGCTTGAAACCATTAACGATACTGGGCTTGATGGATTAGCCGCGTCTATGAATAAAGGCGCTAACCTGGCTACATCAGAACTACGCAAAGCCTATGAGCAGGTTGCCGTAGATTTGAAGGAGTCCTTAGCGATAGTAGATAAAGAATTACAAGAAGGTATGGCAGAAGCCAATAAGATTTATCAAGAGAACCTTGCCGCCGCTAAGACTGCTCGCGATGAAGCCATCTCTGAAGCCGCTACCGCGCTCGCCGAAGCATTAGCCGAAGCGCAGAAGAACCTAGACGAAGCGCTCGCTGAGGCATACAAGACTATGACCGAAGCCAAGGCAAAGGCTAAGGAAGAACTAGATAAAGGCTTGGCTGAAGCCCTCAAAGACTTATTAAAAGCCCGCGAAGACGCGCAGAAAGAACTTAACAAAGGTCTTGCTGAAGCACAAGCAACGCTACAAAAAGCCCTTATTGACGCGCAAAAAGAATACGAAAAGGCTATTGACGAAATCAACAAGGCTACCCAAAAGAAACTTGAAGAATTAAAGAAGAAGATAGCCGAAATTGCGGCGCTTCTTGCTCAACTAGCGGCTATGCAAGCCGCGGCGAGTGCGATGGCTTCTGCCCCAACATTCACTCCAATTACACCAGTAACGGGTAGCACGACAACCACAGGCTCTACAACTACAACGCCTGGAAATAACACAACAGTTAATATTACTGGTATGAATTTGACTAGCCCACAAGAAACCGCGAGCGCAGTTGTAAATAGTATTCGGTTTGGAAATGTTGTTGTTCCAACAGCGCCTACTAGATTAGCCTCTCAGGAAAGCGGCGCTATTGGAGCGGCTTCTATCAGTTCAAGAACTAAATTAGACCCATCGTATATCGCAATGAGGGCTAGATAATGCCAACCTTAACGCAACTGTATGAGTTTTCTTTCGCAGGATTAAACTTTGGCGGCGGTGGTTCGCCTTATCAAATCCTGAGCGTAGATGGATTAGAGGGTCTGCCCGCTATCCGTAACCAAGATGATAACCGCGGATACGCAGACGGCATGTTCTCAGGCAACGACTTCTTATCGGGTAGAACTATCAGTATCATTCTTAATATCTTTGGTTCAGGAGCAGTTAGCGCCCAAGAAAACTTTAATACATTTCAGCGGTATATCCTCCCGCAGAGAAGCGGCACAACTGACCTTTACTTCAAACTTCCTGACAGCCCTGTATCTGAACAATTTGTAAAGGCTCGCGTTCGCGGATTACAAAGCACTATTGACCCTAACTACACTTATGGTTACATCGTTGCCCAAGTGACTTTCTTCTGCCCTGACCCAAACATCTATAACGGCAATACTCAGACAGCGGTATTTACTTATAGTGCTGACCAGGGTCGTGCTTATGACCGCACCTATGATTTAGATTACGGCGGCGGCACTTCGTATAAAACAACCACAGTCAATAACTCAGGCTGGGCTACAACCTACCCAACTATTGACTTAAAGGGTCCAATTATTAACCCTGAATTGGGTAATCTGACTCAAAATAAACAATTAAACTTTACTACTACGCTCATAAGCACCGACCATTTGATAGTGGATTTATATAACAAACTTGTAACCCTTAATGGACAACCAGCGCGTAATCTATTGACTTCGGGCGAATGGTTTGACGCTCAACCTGGCAATAACACTTTTACTGTTGATGGCACGGGAACTGCCGCTGGCGATACGAGTGTTACAATTACTTGGAACTCGGCTTACATCTAGGAGAATCATGGCACTACGCACCCCGCCTTCTTGGCTTCAGAACGCACTCCACCCTGCCGAGAATGACCGACTCACAATGCAAGCCATTTGGGCAACCACGGGCATTATTGGAACTTCATCACTTGCCGTAACTGCCGACAGTCCCGCCGCTATGCGTGTCTTAGTATCCTCAGGCTGGGGCGTAATCGTTGGAAACTATCAAGCCAACATGGGTGTCTATAACTTTTACAATGACGCTTCGGCAAGCCTAGTTATCGGAATTGCCGACCCAACAAATCCACGCATTGACCGAATTGTGGTTACTGTAAATGATTCGTATTACACAGGCGTATTAGACAATGTGACCTTCCAAGTAGTCGCAGGAACACCCGCGGCTTCGCCAGTAGCCCCAGCGGTTCCGACTAATTCAATTTCCCTCGCAACAGTCACAGTAGGCGCGGCAGTCACACAAATTAACTCAGGCAACATTACGGATACCCGCGTAACCGCTACAACTCAATTACCTATCGGCGACATTACAGAAGTTCAAGGCGGAACAGGCATAACAGTCACAAACGGAACTGGACCAGTTCCTAGCGTTGCTATTAACTCTAGCGTTGTGACCTTGACTGGTTCTCAGGCGCTTACTAACAAAGACCTTACAAGCGGCACAAACACATTCCCTACCTCATTAGTTACGCTTACAGGCTCACAGGCGCTCACAAATAAAACTTATAGCGGTACTGAATTTGTCCAAACGGGTACGAATGGTGTAGGCTCTATACCTGATTACCTCACACTACTAATGATGGGAGCGTTGTAAATCATGGCAACGACAACAAAAGCACTATTCCGTGGAGCGGCTACAACATCCACAGGAACAACTCTCTATACAGTTCCAGCCTCAACAACAACAGTAGTTTCTAATATTGTTGTTACTAACACATCAAGTTCATCGCGCACATTCACATTAGGATTAGCAGGAACTTCTTTTGCTACTACTACAACAATAGCGGCGAACAGTATTGCGACTTTTGATATTAAACAAGTTCTTACCGCAACCCAAGTAATTACTGGCGGCGCAAGCGCAACAGATGTTAATTTTCATATTTCAGGCGTAGAGATTTCCTAAAGGAGTAGATAATGGGTAGCACAGTATTTCCTGCCGCTGGCGGTGGGGTCACACCTAAAGTTACAGAATTTACAAGCACAGGCACATTTGTTGTGCCGTCTAACACTACTATGGTTGAAGTATTTGTTGTTGGAGGTGGCGGTGGTGGCGGGTGTGTAAATAACACCTCTAGTCGCGCTTCGGCAGGTGGCGGCGGTGGTAGTGTTATTACAAGAACATTACCTGTTACGGCAGGAGCCTCTTATACAGTTACAGTAGGCGCAGGTGGAGCAGGTTCATCAAACCAAAGCACTCCTGGTGCTGATGGTGGTGATTCAAGTTTTGGTTCATTGGTTACCGCTTGGGGGGGCGGTGGCGGTTCTTCAATGAATGATGGTGGTGCCACAACATTCCCGCGTTTAAGAGGAACAAGCGGCGGATCCGCACAAAATTCTTCAACAAATCCGGGCGGAGGCGGCGCTGGAGAAACATTAGTATGGCCTCAGCAAACCACTACTCCTTTTGCCATTCAAACCGAATATTTCTTTTCTATCAATGGAACTAGAACAGGCGCAATTAGCCCAATGAATAACAATAATCCTATGGGCGGAAGAGGCATAAATGGTTTTGGCGGTGGTGGGGGTGGCGCTTCATCAAATACCACTGCTAATTATCTCGCTTTAATCGCTACTGATGGTGGTGCCGCTGGTGTAGCAGGCACTTCAGCAAACGGCAATAATGCAACTGCTAATTTAGGTGGCGGCGGTAGTGGTGCTTTCACTACTGCTTCTGCTGGTCAACGCAACGGCGGTAATGGTGGTAGTGGTTATGTTCGCGTTACTTATTGGTCATAAGGAGATTACATGGCACATTTCGCAGAATTAGACGACAACAACAAAGTATTACGCGTTATTGTTATTGCTGACTCCAATACGGCTGACGCTAACGGCAAAGAAAAAGAAGAAACTGGAATTGCGTTTTGTCAATCGCTTTTTGGCGAAAATACAAAATGGGTTCAAACTTCTTACAATTCTAAGTTCAGAGGAAAATTTGCTGGCGCAGAAGATTTTTACGATGCTGACAATGATTTATTTTGGACTCCTGATGGACCAATAAATCCACCAACTGATTACATTGACGCAGAGGTTGTAGAACCAACTAAAGCATTAGAGTAGAGAGTGCGGTATGACTACAACATACCGCTATCTCTTTGCCGACCTGCTCACAAACGAGATAATCGCTGAATTACCTTTAACTGGCGTATCTTTTACGCAACAGTTAAATCAGGCTGGCACATTTCAAGCGCGCATACTCCTGTCGGGTATTAACTCATTTGGCTTTAATGTCGCTGACGGCACAGAGCCAGGGCGCGTTGCTCTGTATGTAGATAGAAACGGAACCCTTATTTGGGGCGGCGTTGTATGGGGCAGAACCTATAACTCAGCGAGCCAGGAATTCACATTTACCGCTAGAGAGTTTGAGTCTTACTTTGAGCGCCGCCGTATCTCAACGACTACGGCATTTACAAACACAGACCAATTAGTTATAGCCCGCACCCTTATAGATAACGCACAGGCAATAGCGAGCGGCGACATTGGCGTTATTACAGGCTCAGAAACCTCAGGCGTTCTTGTGGACCGCGTTTATTATGACTACGAACTAAAAACTGTGTATGGCGCTATCCAGGATTTATCACGCGCAGATGATGGGTTTGATTTTACTATTGATGTTGCATACGACATAAATGGCGTACCGACTAAAACCCTTATCTTAGGTTATCCCCGCACAGGTACAGTTTATTCACCCAGTAATCCCGCTATCCCCGTCTTTGAGTTCCCCGCTGGCAATGTTGTGGAGTATGAATACCCTGAAGACGGCTCTATCGTTGCGAATACTTTGTATGTCCTGGGGGCTGGCTCTAACGAAGGTCGTCTAAGCGCAACCGCGCAAGACACATCTAAACTTACCGCTGGTTGGGCGCTCTTAGAAGACCAAGCCAATTACTCAGATACAACTGACCAAACACTTCTAAACGAATTAGCACTTGGACAAGTCTTGGCTCTTTCTGAGCCGCCGCCAATTATTAAACTGGTTGTTCCAGCATTTGCCGAACCACAATTTGGCACATACAGCATTGGTGATGACGCACGACTTCGTATTACCGACCCGCGCTTCCCGACTGGTCTTGACCAGGTTTATCGCATTGTTGGTCTAAATGTCCAACCAGGCGAAGATGGTCCTGAGCGGGTTACTATTACCTTAACAATTACTACGAATTGAGGCGTTATGGCATACATCAACCAGCCGCCTGACCTTCGGATTATCTTTTCTGACTTAGAATCCCGCCTCCGTAAATTGGAAACCGCCCAACGCTTTACTGCGCCTAATGTCAATTTTGCTACGGATATGCCTACTAACCCCAGGACAGGGGATATTTTCTTTGACACATCTATTTCTCGGCTTGTCTATTGGAATGGCACAGCCTGGAAAAAAATAACCGAATCAAATTATCCATAAGGTTATACTTCTCGCTATGTCTGTAAATGAATGGGTTGGTCTAAGTGTTGGGATTACTACACTTATGGGAGCGGCGGCTATGGGTGTCCGCCATCTAGTCAAGTATTACCTTGCCGAACTCAAACCAAACGGCGGGTCAAGTATCAAAGATAAAGTCAAGGACATTGACGAAAAGGTGGGCAAATTAGAAACCCGTATAGATGAAATCTATCGGCTTCTTGTAGATAGAAAATAACGCATGGATAGGTTGTTAAATATCCTAATGCGAATAATCGCAGTATTCGCGGCTACTGGATTATCAGTAGTTGGCATGGGTAGTGTTATAGGAATAGATACGCTCCAAGCCATTTTTTTAGCGGGCGGATTAGGCGTAGCCACAGTTATAGAGTCGCTTGCGCGAGGGTATCTTGATGATGGTAAATTAAGCCAACAAGAAATAAATGAGGCTTTTTCTAAGATAGATAAACGGAAGGGTAAAGATGAGTAAAATTGTAGAGTTAGCCAAGCAAGAATTAAACTATCAAGAAACTGGCAATAACGATACAAAATACGGCAAGTGGTATGGGTTAAACAACAACCCCTGGTGCGCTATGTTCGTATCCTGGGTCTATGACCAAGCAGGGCTAGTCAAACACATCGCGGCGAGCGGCAAGAAGGGCTTTGCCTCATGCGCCGCTGGATTAACCTGGTTCACTAAAAAGAATAAACTCGTACCCATTGGGCAAGCCAAGGCTGGCGACATAGCCTTCTTTCAGTTTGATGATGACGCTGAACCTGACCATGTAGGTATTGTGATTAGAAATAACCCACGCACAAAGGTATTGGTCTGTATTGAGGGCAATACATCAAGCGGTAAGGTAGGCTCACAGGCTAATGGGGATGGAGTTTATAGAAGAAAACGCCCATACAAGTATGTATTGGCAGTCGCCCGCCCCGTAAAGGAGAAAAATGAAGCCACAACACATACAAGCGCTTAAATCAGGACTACGCCACTTTGCGCTAACCGCGCTCGCACTTTATCTCGGTGGAGTAACTGACCTAAAGGCTCTTGCGCTCGCAACTGCCGCGGCTATCGCTGGTCCAGCAATTCGGGGAATAGACAAGAACGACCCTGCTTTTGGACGAGTATCTGACTGGGTTGTTGTTGAACTAGATAAACTCGCAAAGAAGGACGCAAAGAAGAAAAAGTAATCCCGCCTCCATGGGAACTCCTGAGCATGAGTCTAAACTGCTCATTTATAGTTATGTTACGCTATGACAGGAGGTGGGTATGAGTTTAGAAAAAGTAATTAGCGAACTAGCCGCACAACAGAAAAACTTTAGTCCTTATTGTTCTTATCAACAAACACTTAATACTATGACTGAGAAAGACCGCAAAGCGTTAGAAGACGCATGGGAAAAAGGTATTTCAGCCAACATAATCGTCAAAGCCTTGCGGGCAGAGGGCTACAAAGCAACAGCCGAATCCATCAGAGCGCACCGCAGGGGTGTTTGTAGATGTCCGAAGAATTGAAAGACATTCTGAAAGACCGACAAAACACTCACGGCAACGCTGAGAATAACTTTGAAAAAATAGGCAAGATGTGGGCGATTATGTTGAACCTGGACACGCCTATACCAGCATGGAAAGTAGCCTTAATGATGGACTCATTTAAGACTATTAGATGTTTAGCAAATCCTAATCACAGAGATAACTGGTTAGATAAACAAGGCTATACAGAACACGGAATGAAAGCGTGGTTCAATGAGCCTGGAAGATAATCTAAAGAATCTGCCTGAGGGTATTGAGTCGTCAGATGTAAAGGAATTGCGCAACGCACTCTTTCGCTTACAGAAACAACTCATCAAAGCCAAGACCCGTAATGAAGATTTAGTAGAGGCAACTCATCAAGCCGCCTATGACGCGATGTTGTCTTACGGACCGATTAAACCAGCGGATGTTCCTGAGGTAGCAAAAGGTAACAAAAAGAAACCTGAGGTCGCACTTTGGCACATGACGGACTGGCAAGGGGCTAAGAAGACTACAACCTATAACAGCGAAGTAATGCGCAAGCGTGTTTTAGAGTTTGCGGCAAAGGCAGTACGAATTACAGAAATACAGAGGGCTGACCACCCAGTAAAAAATTGCGTGATTATGTTTGGCGGCGACATGGTTGAGGGTCTATTTAACTTCCCAACCCAAGCGTTTGAGATAGACGCGACTATCTTTGAGCAGTATGTGACTGTATCCCGCCTTATGGTAGATGTAGTGCGCTATGCCCTGTCTAACTATGAACGAGTCACAGTAGTGGCGGAGTGGGGCAACCACGGGCGTATAGGTAGCAAGCGTGACGCTGTTCCGCGCTCGGATAACTTTGACCGCATGTGCTACGAACTGGCGCGCCAATTACTTGCGGGAGAAAAACGACTTACATGGAATGAAAGCCCTGAGGATATTCAGCGCGTTGAGATAGGAAACTACCGAGCGCTACTAATTCATGGTGACGAAGTTGGTCGCAACGGCTTTGCTAGTCCTGGCGCAATAGTCCAACACATAAATCGCTGGCGTTCAGGCTCTTATCCTTGGGAGTTTCGTGATGTTTATATTGGTCACTATCACACGCACAACGAATGGGCGATGGCTAACGGATTAGGTAGCGTGTATCAAACTGGTAGCACCGAGAGCGATAACAGATATGCGGGAGTAATGCTGGCGGCGAGCGCAACTCCTTCACAGCGACTACATTTTGTGGACCCTGATAAAGGAAGGGTCACAGCCGCATACAAAGTATGGCTTGACTAATGTGCCGCCACATCTACGAGAATGTTGGCGAACCTATCTGCCCGTATTGCGGTAGAGATACGCATGAAACGGATTGGAAGTTTCAAGCCGAACTACATCGTGACTGGATAGCGAGTGGTAAAGCCACATCACAGGGTTGGTGGAGTATCTAGGAATATTCGTATATTGGTATAGACCCATACGAATCATAAGAATATACGCGTAGATTTTTTGATACTAATAGCATTTTGATTAGTATTTAGCATTCGTATATTGGTATAGAGCATACGAATAGTGTGGGCAACGCCACAAAAATAGTTACAAAAACTTTGTAAAAGTTCTTGACACGCGTAGGCGTATGCCGTAGGTTTGGACTATCAGGGCAGAAGCCCCCAAACGAAAGGCAAGGCAAGTGAATCTAAAATCACAAGACGGAGTAATCAGCCGCCAGGATGGACTTCCATACGACATCACAAAAATTAACGGCAAGTGGGTATTGCGAGCAACAGGCAATCCCGCAAAACCAGTAGTAGTCGCAACACTTGATACTTATGTTGAGGCGTTATTGAGCCTCGTAGCCGTAGCACCTGAGGCAAAATAATGTATCTCATCAACGGCAAAAAGTATTCAAACTTAGACAACATTGAATGCGAGTGCGGTAAGCGCTCACAATGGGTCATTTACCCCTTAGAGAATCGTGACCTTATCGCGTTGTATTGCGACTTCTGTGGACACCGCGAAAAACCACAAATCTTAAAGCGTTACATTCCAAACCCTAATGCCCCTTGGAGGACTATCTAATGATGCGCTGGAAGAAATGCCACGACTGCGGAGAGAAAGTTTTAGCCGATACCCAAGACCCACGCCCCATCTGTGAGCCATGCTTAGACGCGTTCGCCGCTCGCGGATTTCGTAGCGACCCATTTTGGCGACACAACGATATGGCGTTTCAGCGTTCCGTTGATATGGAAATGGGTGACTTATGAAATGCCCTTGCGGTGGTGATTACCACATTAACAGCGGGTTTAGATTCTCTAGTTCGTATCGCCGACTAATTGCGACCCACGACTACGACCTAGTATGTGGAACTTGCGGTCAGTCCTCATCCTCAAACTCGTCTTCAATTTCGTCATAGTCAAAGGAGCGGATATCCACTTTGGATTCCTGGGCTAACTTCAATACTGACTCAAAAAGTTCTTTAGCACGATTAGAAATGTCCGTTATTTGGTCGGGATACGAGGCTTCGTGAACGACTTCAACATACAACTTATGAAGGCTTATAGTGACCGAAGCCTTCGGAGTATTCACAACGGGATTCATAGAACCATTTTCTCACTTTCTTCCGCGCCACGCCGAGCGAGGTGCTGGACAAAATGTAATTCTTCCCCGAACATTACACCCAAAGGGCGCAAGCCCCCCAAACGAAAGGCAATAGCATGGCAAAGTTCAACCTAGATGATTACGAAACAGTCGAAGTCAGGCTGGCTCGTTTTTGGAAAAAGCACCCCGAAGGGCGTGTTCTCACAGAACTGGTCTTTCATGATGAGCGCCGCTTCATCGTGAAGGCAGAAGTCTTCTTTGACCGCACAGACCTTCAACCAGTCGCGACTGGGTATGCCGAAGAAATCGTAGGCGCAAGCCCCGTCAACCGCACCTCAGCCCTAGAAAATGGAGAAACCTCCGCGATAGGTCGCGCATTAGCGAATTGCGGTTTTGCCTCAGAGGGCAAGCGCCCAAGCCGTCAAGAGATGGAAAAGGTAGAGCGGTATCAGAGTGAGCCGCGGAAACCAGCCGCCCCAGCACCAGTCGCTAAGGCTCCCGAATTCACGCCTGAGCAATTAGCAACGGCAAGCCAAGTCATTGACTCAATTAAGGATATTACCGAGGTTGATGTTCTTCGTGCGATTTGGACAGAACATAACGAATTGTTAGAAGCCAAGGTCAATAAGACCACTCTTAAAGACCGCATTAACACCCGCGTCAAAGAATTGACGGCAAGTGCGTAACCCAATAGACCGCAACATTGCCGTTGTATCGGCTAACGCACAACGCACATCACGCCAAGCCGCTGAACAAGTCTTACCCAGGACAGGCACATTACGCCGTCAAGTGTATGAATACTTTGTAAGGCGTGGGCTAAATGGCGCGACAGATGAGGAAGCACAGGCGAACCTCAACATAGACGGCAACACTATGCGACCCACAAGAGGCTCGCTGGTCAAAGACGGCTATCTAATAGACACAGGTGTAACCCGTAAAAACGCCAAAGGTCATGACTGTATCGTGTGGCGTATCGCAGGAAGCGACATGTTGTTATGACTCTTGCTGACCTTATGGAATACATCTTCAAAATTGCTCCGAACGCCGAAGTATCTGAAGACACAGATGGCGAAATTCGGATTCACACTCGTCTAAAAATTATCAGTAGTGACGAACATCTAGCACCAATAGGAGAGCGACATGAGTAAAAATAAACGCTTTGAGCCGCCCGCTGGTTTTGTGGTTGGCGTTCATCTAAACATTATGGGAATCAAAGCAATATCCCAATATCTAACCGAGAGTCCAATAGAACTGGCGCTCGCTATGGAGAAGGCTGGGTTTGCGGTAGTTCCCGACATTATGGATTTATCCGCTGACGCGGCAAAGGTAATGAAAATCCAGGAGGCTAAGAATGAGTAATGTCGTTCTGACCCCGCAGATGGTTGAGAGCCGTCTAAAAGATTTATCCCGCGAAATAGATGACTCGCATTCAGAACTCGTTGAGGCTGAGAGCCATTACTTATCTATCAAAGCGCAATACGAAATTGCTTTGGCAAAGTCACGCCTTAGCAGGGCTGGTCGTTCTGCCCCTAATGGCAAGAACTACACAGTCGGCGAGCGCGAGGATATTGCGATAGTTGAAAACGAGGAATTACATCTGCGCATGGCTTCGGCTGAAGCCTTAGTGCGTGGTGCTAGAGCCAACGCTCAAAGAATTAGAACCCAAGTAGATATCGCTCGTTCTATTGGAACAAGCGTTCGGACAAGTTTGGATGTGTTATGAAGCGAATACTGATATTAGTAGCCATACTAATTGCTATACCAATGCCCGCACAGGCAGAAGAACCTGGCGCATGGGTAATTGTTGATTCATCAGGCAACGCAGTAAGCCAAGCCATTGTATGTACGCCTTCTGTATGTGGCGACCCAAACAGCGCGGTCAGTAAAGACCTATTAAAACCAGGACAGCGTTTTGTTCTACAAACTAATGCAGACAGCAACGGCAATGTTGCTGGAATTGGCGCAAGTTCAACGCCGAATATTGAAGTCAAAGTAGATATACCAACGAACGAATGGACAATTACTACTAAGAGCGAAGTGAAAGTTACACTTCCCGAACCAGTAGCAGAACCCAAGATAGAAGTGACTGCTCAAACCACAGTCATTGAAAGAATTAACCCTATTGCGCCCGTAGCGACACCGCTAGAACAAAAGGCTGTTGTAACCGCGGAAACAGTTGTAACCCCGCCAGCGCCCAAGCCTACGGCGATTCCAGTAGAGCCTACGCCCGAAGAAGAAGAAGTCATTGACTATTGGGCAGAGTGGCAAAAAGAATGGGCTTTGTATTTAGAAACGATTTGGGCATGGTTCGCAGGGTGGTGGGTTCAATGGTAGATGATGTTGGATTTCTAGTTACCGACAAAGGTTGGGAAGTTTATTGGCGAGCCAAAATCGCAGAAGAAGTTAGGCAAAGTCACATGCCAATTTGTGTGTGTGAGCCTTGTGGAACTATTGCCACAGGTGCTATGGTCGAAAGAATTATCGAAACTATTAAGGGAGAGGCATGAGCATAGATTTACACAAAATGCTATCTACGGCGCTCACAGCGCATGATGGACAGCGGGAGCGGTCTAAACAGGTTGATGTGGGTCCAAGTGCCGTAGGCGGTTGTAGGCGGCGAGTTTGGCACATGATTTCGCGCACCCCCGCGACTAATCCAAACACCGAAGT